AAAGAAGGCTGCGGGGCGCGAGCTTGATGGCCGCGAATGGAATCAGTACCCGCAGCAGGTCTGCTCATGACCGCCAGGCCGAACTGGTCGGTGACTACGTGCTCATCGCCGCGGGAAACGGGTTCGACGATGATGGGGACCGGAAGTCGAGCATCTACGTCGTCACCCGATCTGGGGACCAGCCCGCCTACATCAGCCTGGGCCTGCTCGAAGCGGGCAGGGGAATCATCAACGGCAGCTGGGGGAAAGTCGGGGACAGTGATGACTGACCCAAATCCGTTGTGCCGCTGCGGACATGACCAAGCATCACATCGCTGCAGCACCGGCCCGACTCCCTGCAGGGCCTGCACAAACTGCGACACCGAGCCACTGCCGCACAAGTACCAGCCGTGCGGATGTCTCGAACTTTGGGAGGAGCGCAATGGGTAACTGCCAGGTCTGCACCGCCAAGACGCAGACGTTCTTGTGCCGCAACCACGCTGACGAACTCGCCGACATGCTCGACGGGCTCGTGCACGGCGTGGAGCACCCCAACGGCAGCCGCTCGCCCGGCTGGCTGGAACTGCTCGCCGACGCCACCACCGGACGCACCCGCATGGGCAGCGGGCGCAGCAACCCGCCATCCGCGCTACATGGCGACGACGAAGTGCTACCCCCATGCGGCACATGCAGTCACTCCGAACACGAGCGCAGCGAAAGCTGTGGCGTGGTGATTCCCGCCGTGACCACGACCATCGCCCTGGCCGGGTCGGATGAGGCTGCTGAAATCATCATCAGCCCCGAACGGCCCTGCGACTGTGGCGAATACATCCCGGCACTGACACAGACCCAGATCCGCAACCGGTTCCTGGCCGCCGGGAGAGTCAATGCCAGAGCGGCACGGGTCGCCGATTCGGTGAATACGAAACTCATTGCCCTCGTGCGACATCTCGAGGAAACCCACAAGGTGCGGTTCGTCCCGCTGCAGACCGTCGGGCGCCGCTTCATCGGACCACTGCTGCCCGGATGGCGCCGGCTACCCAAGGGCTACGTCGCGACCGGCGCCGACATGGCCGGATGGCTGCACGCCCACGTCAGCGCGCTGGCCCTCGACGAGGCCGCCAAGGAACATTACTTCGACATCAAAGGCATCGTGGATGACATCGAGCGGGTGATCAACCGGCCGGTCCCGTGGCGATGGTGCGGACCCTGCCCGACCTGGGATGAGAAAACCAACACCTACTGCGGGCATGAGCTGAACTGCCGCGACGATGCCCGCGAGGTCTACTGCCGCCACTGCCACCGCACCCACAACCCCGACCGGCTGCAACTGGCCATGGTCAAGGAACTGCTTGCGCAACAGCTCACCATCGCCGACATCCTCAAAGCCAACCGGATGCTCCCCGAGGACTTCCGGGTCTCAGAACGCACACTGAGACACTGGCGACAGCACAACCTGCTGCTGCCCTGCAATTGGCGCGACGACGAACCGTTATACCTGTGGGCCGACATCGAACGGCTCAAAGCCAAGAAACACGACGATTCGGCGTGTCGAATGACAACGGTGTGATTCCGCGCTATCGTGATTGCCGCGCCGGGTTTCACTGACGAATCGTGCCCGGATTCTGCGAAAGCTCCCACGGCAGGGCCGCAAGGGTGCCTGGCTCGTCATCACCAACGGCAACAACCCCATCACCGAGCAACGACTCAAGGAGCTACTGATGTCCGCTACCCAAGACATCATCGACCGCGTCACCGCCCAACTCGGCAAAGCACAAACCGAAATCACCGGCGCCATCGACGACCTCAAAGCCCAGATCGCCGCCGGCGTCACCCCCGACCTCAGCGCGCTCGAAGCAGCAGCACAAGCACTCGATGACGTCGTGCCAGACGAGCTGGCCGACGAAGGCTGACCACGCCCCAGCGCAAACACTGACCTGGTCGGGGGGGAAGTGCCCCCAAAGCCCCAAACCGCCCCGCCTCTCAGGGCATAGGCCTGTGTGTGTGTGTGGGTAGGGTGTGCGGCACCTGACACGGGCGGGAGCCGATTCGCTTCGCTTTAAAGAGGGAGGCACCGCGGGGTGGCATTCGCTTCGACCACGATTCGCACTCGGCGCCGTGCCGAGGTTCGTCGCCGTGATGGGGATGCCCCGTGTGGTCTTCAGATCACGGCGGATTGTCAGGCGCTCGGCGGGCTTATCGACTATGACGCTAAGCCTCCGCACCCGCGTTCTTTCGAGGTGGACCACATCATTTCGACCGATGAGGCTATCCGCTTGGGATGGTCGGATATCGAGGCTGACGCCCTGGACAACTGCCAAGCATCCTGCCGTCAGTGCAACCGGGAGAAATCTTCTGGCACACGGCTGGTGGCCGCTGTCCGTCCGACATATCTGAATCATCGCTTCACCTGAATGCTTAATTACGCCGACGCTGGGCGGTCAACCGGCGGGTTTGGAAAGGTCCTGATGGTCCGTTATCGCACTTTGAATGAGGCGATGGTCGCCGAGGATGGAGAACTTGCAGAGGCCGAGATCCGCTATCAACTCCTCGCCGAGGCGTTCGAGGAGCATCCCAAGCTGCGGTCGCAGTTGAATCCTCAGATTGAGCGGACGAAGGCTGAGATCATACGGTTACGGGCGCTGACGGTGAAGCCGACCGACATGAAGGCAGCAGACACCGGCAAGGTGGTCGCATTCGATGCCGATCGCTTCCGTAAGTCGGGTTAACCCGACGCCACTCGTCGATATCGCACGTCATTGCACCATTCCCGGCGATATCGCGTTCACCCGCTACGGCGAATTAATCGCGCCTGAACTGCCCGGAATGGGTGTTGTCCTCGACCAGTGGCAAGAGGACATCTGGTATGCGGCCCTCGGCCTGCGTGAAGATGGTTCGCTTGCCTGCGATGTGATGGGCGTGACGCTCAGCATCGGCCGCCAGGTGGGCAAAACGTGGGGCGTCATGGTTGGCCTCATCGCCATCTGCCTATCTCGTCCGGGCACGCTGGTGGTTTGGTCTTCGCATCACGATCGCACTTCGTCGCAGACGTTGGAAAAGATCGCCGGCATCGTGGAAAAGCCGGCGATCCGCCCGAAGATGCGCGGTCAGCATCCGGTGGTTTTCACTGACGACAACCGAGGTGTCCATTTCGCCAACGGGTCGAAGATTTTGTTCGGTGCCCGCTCGGCCGGGTTCGGTCGCGGGTTCTCCGAAGTTGACATCGAGGTTTATGACGAGTGTCAGAATCTTCGGGAGGCGGCGCTGACGGACATGCTGGCGGCGATGAACGTGTCTGATATCGGGCTGGCGTTCTTCATGGGCCCCCCGCCACGTCCGCAAGAGGTCGCCCTCGGCGTCAACGAGGCGTTCAAACGACGCCGGGACCGCACGCTCAGCCCGAAGAAGCGGCGCCCATTCAAGGGTGTCTATGTGGAGTTCTCTCCACAGAGCCCGGATGCTGTCAAGTCTGATATCGACGCACCGGGCTTCTGGGACATGCTGGCGGAAGTGAATCCCGCCTACGGATACCGGGTTGGGAAATCCGCGATAGAGCGGCTGGTCGAGAACATGTCGCCGGAAGATGTGCGGCGCGAGGTCTTCGGGATCTGGGACAAGACCATCGAGACGGCTGCAGTCGTGCCGCGCGACGACTGGACCCGTCTTGTCGCCGATCTGGACGCACCCGAGGCTGTGGCAGCGTTCGGGATCAACGCGACCCGCTCGGGATGGTTCTGGGTCACCGCATGCTGGTGTGAAGGCGAGTCCGCGCATGTCGAGATCGCCCTGGGGACACAATCGGAAGTGGAGGCAATGACTTTCTTTGCTCGCCACGCCACGAAACGCACACCCATCAAGTACGACTCGAACGGCGCGGCAAAGGCGTTGGGCGAGAAGCTGAAGCAACGCAGTTTCCGGGCGTCCGCGTACACGCAGGCGGAGGCCGGCGCCGGAAACGTGCTCTGGCTCAGCATGGCCGAACAGGGTCGCCTGTCGCATGGGGGTCAGCAGGAACTGGAGATAGCCGTGCGGGGATCGCGTCGGCAGGATCGCACGTCGGGAGGTTGGATGTTGATGCCACGCTCCGACTCTTTCGATATCGGCCCGGCTATCGCGATGTCGGCGGCGGTGTATGCGGCGATGACGACGCGGCGGCCTTCTGCCAATGGACGGGCGGTCGTGGGGCGCCCGCGGCGGCAGCCGTCCGAGCGTAAGGCAACGGCATCTTGAGCTTGTACAGCGTGAGTTACGCCGATTCACCTAAGGTTCGGATTCCCGGCGTAACACCATCCGAGAACGCCCTGATTAACGAACTGCTGTGCGAGATCGAGCACCGCCGGGTGAAGAACCTGCTGCGGACCTCGTACTACGAGAACAAGCGGACGATCCGGTACGTCGGCACGCTGATCCCGCCGCAATACTTCAATCTGGGTCTGGTTCTCGGCTGGACAGGTAAGGCCGTGGACGCGCTTGCCCGGCGGTGCAACCTCAACGGGTTCGTCTGGCCGAACGGTGACCTGGACAGCATCGGCGGCACCGATGTTGTGGACGACAATCACCTGACATCCGAGGTGGATGGTGCGATCGTCGCGGCGATGCAGCACGGCCCGGCGTTCCTGGTCAACACCATCGGCGAACCCGGCGAGCCGGACGCCCTGATTCACGTCAAGGATGCCACCGAAGCGACGGGACGGTGGAATCGGCGGCGCCGCCATCTGGACAACCTGCTATCGGTGATCGACAAGGATCAGGACGGCCACGTCCTGACGTTGGCGCTGTATCTGAACAACGAGACCGTCACGGCCTACCGCGACAAGGTCTCGGCGAGCTGGGAAGTCGATCGTGTCGAGCACTCCTATGGGGTGCCCGCTGAGGTACTCCCATATAAGCCTGCCCCGAAGCGCCCGTTTGGTCAGTCGCGGATCACGAAGCCGATGATGGGTTTGCAGGATGCGGCCGTGCGGGAGTTGGTTCGCCTCGAGGGTCATATGGACGTGTTTTCGTATCCAGAGTTTTGGCTGTTGGGCGCGGACGAGTCGGCGCTGAAGAACGCGGACGGCACCACGAAGTCGATATGGGAGGCCCGGCTGGGCCGCATCAAAGGTTTGCCAGACGACGCAGAGGCTGACCCGCAGAACGCGCGTGCGGACGTTAAGCAGTTCCCCGCAGCCAGCCCTGATGCGCATTGGGAGGACATCAACGGGCTTGCCAAGCTGTTCGCCCGTGAGGCTTCGCTGCCCGATACAGCGGTAGCTATTTCCGGCCTGTCGAATCCCACATCTGCGGAGTCTTACGACGCATCGCAATACGAACTGATAGCCGAGGCTGAGGGTGCCGTCGATGATTTCACACCTGCGCTGCGCAAGTCGTTTATGCGCGCTCTGGCGATGTTGAACAAGATCGCGATAGATGAGATCCCGGCCGAGTGGAAGTCGATCGACGCCCAATGGCGCGATCCGCGCTATCTGTCACGATCTGCGATGGCCGATGCTGGTTTGAAGCAGTACCAGGCCGACCCGTCGCTGCAGGGCACCGAGGTGGGGCTCGAGCTTCTGGGCTTGACCCCACAGCAGGTGCGGCGCGCGCTGGCCGATAAGCGGCTTGCGACCACTACGTCCCTGGTGGAGAAGTTGACAGCGACACCGTTACCGGCCGTACCGGCACCGGCCGTACCCGGCGCCACCGCACAGGTTGGTTAAATGCCTATCGCAGTTGATGAACTACAGCGGGCGTTGGCGGTTCTGGCGGCGCGTTTGGGTACGGATGTTGAGCGGTTACTGAAGCGGACCGGCGCGCTCGATCAGCAGGAGTTGCTGGCGTTCCTGACGGATGCGTATCCGGAGTTGGTGAGACCCTACGAAGCAGCAGCTGGTGAGCTGACGGCGCAGTATTACAGCGAACAGCCGTCCACAACACCGGATTTCAGGGCGGTAGCGGCGGAGGGTGCACCGACTGAGCAGTTGGCCGCGTCTGCCCGTTGGGCTGCACTACAACAGGTTCCTATATCGGCATTGCAGGGCAGTGCGGCGCGGTCGGTGATGAACGCGAGCCGTGACACGGTGCTGGGGAATGTGGCGCGTGAACCGGGTGCACTGTGGGTTCGGCACGCGAGCGCGAACGCGTGCGGTTTCTGCCGGATGCTCGCCACCCGCGGCGCCGTGTATCGGTCGAAAGCATCCGCCGAAAGTGTCGTCGGTCGCAGCATCAACCTGGAGACGAGCGACCGCCGGCAGATCGCCGCTGGTGTGATCACCCGCGAGCAGGCGTTGGCCGACAGATCGAAATACAGGTCTGCGAAGCAGGCCGGCAAGCGCGGCAAGCGGGTCGGTGACGCCCGGGTCGGCGCGTTGCGCGGGACACGCAATATGGGAGACAAGTACCACGACCGTTGCCATTGCATCGCAGTGCCGATACGCCCCGGCGACAGCTACGAGCCACCCGAGTATGTGCAGCAATGGGAGGACGACTACATAGCTGCGGTCAAATCTACGAAGACCGCCGGTAAAACCAAGGGCGATTACGGGGCGATCGACGTAAAAGCAGTATCCCTGGAAATGGACAAGATCGGCGCGAAACGGTTGGCCGCCGAGCAGCACAACGCGAAGGTGGCGCGCTGGCTGGACGCCGAGGACGAGCACCGTCATCGTGTGGAGTATTGGCGCCGCGTAGACGCCGAAGACCTGCATAGAATCCCGCCATCAGAGCGTGTCGAACCGGAGTTGCCGCAGGTCGTCGAGTCGCCCGTTGATCGTGCGGCCCGTGAACTCGAAGAGGCCATCGCAACCGGAGACGACGACCGGATTGGAGCCGCAGCCGATGCGCTCGAGCGGGCCGAGAACGCCGAACGCAAGGCCGCGCAAGCGGCAGAACGCAAGGCGCGGAAAGCCAACGAACAGGCCGACGAGATCGTCGGACTCATCGAGCAGGGATGGGAACCCGCCGAAGCCGAATCGCACATCACCGGCAAATCGGTCGAGTCGATCCGCCGTCGTGACTTCATCACGCAAGCGCGCACCGAAGGGCACACGGGCGCCGGGTTTGACGACCTGATTTCGTCCGTACACAACGAGCGGGTCAACGAGATGTACCTTGCCGCTGAGTCGGCGACCAACGGCTACATGGTGAAACGGGCCTACGAGCTGAAGGTGAGCCCTAAAATGTTGTGGTCGGTCAACGACGCCACGGCCCGCAAGTGGATGTCCGACGAAATGGCAGCGTGGTTCGACGAGAACGGGCGCCTAACCCGACCGATTCTGCGCCAGATGGTGCTGGACGGGTCGTACAGTATCGGCAGGTTCACTTCGCAAGGTCAGGACTATCTGCAATGACGTTCCGGGATGACGCGACGCGCGCGCTGGCCGAGGGCCGCGCCGCGGAAGTCGGCGCGTCCAATCCCTACGCCGGCCAATCGCTGGCGTTGGCGAAGATGTGGCGCCGCGGGTATCAGACCATGCTGACAGAACGGGTTTACAGCTCGCCATCCATGCAGCCGTATCTATCGACCCGCGACGGCGCCAGCGCCCAGTAAAGGCGCAATTCTACAAAGTTTTTCCCCCACGTGGTTCGCACATGGGGTTAGTTTTCACGCCCACGTCCGGCGGTCAACGGGCGGATCCAGGAGGAAAACATTGTCCGAGGCAGCATCCGAGACGGCCACCACCGAAAGCCAGGGCGGAAACAGCACAACCAGCGGAGAAACGCCCGCCGCTACCGAGTTCAAGCCCATCACAACCCCCGCCGAGCTCGACGCATTCCTCAAGGATCGCGTTGCCCGTGCGGAGCGTAAGGCCACGGAGAAGTACGCCGACTACAAAGACTTGAAGGCGAAGGCCGCCAAACTCGACGAGATTGAGCAGGCCAACCTCTCCGAACTCGAAAAGGCCAACAGCGGTCGAACCGCAGCCGAGACCGAACGTGACACCGCGAAGGCGGAAGCCCTGCGCTTGCGCATCGCTGTCACGCACGGGATCTCACTGGATGATGCCGACCTGTTTCTCACCGGGACAACCGAGGAGACCCTGACCGCCCAGGCGAAAAGGCTCTCCGATCGCGCGGCAGAGCAGGCGAACGCTGGCGCTGACCGCAAAAAGAATCACCCAGTCGTGTCCAAGGAGGGCACGTCAACAAAGACCGGAACCACCACCGAAGACGACGACCGCGCATTCGCCCGGAGCTTCTTCGGTGGTAGTTCCTGAACCCTGAAAGGAACGCCCCATGGCCGCACTAGCCACCGGCGCCTTCTCCCTGCCCAAGCACCTGGTGCCGGGCGTGTGGCAAAAGGCGCAGGGCCAGTCTGTTCTGGCCCGTCTGTCCGCCGCTGAACCGCAAGAGTTCGGCGATCAGCAGTACATGACCCTCACCGCTCCGCCACGCGGCGAGGTCGTCGGCGAAGCCGCCCAGAAGGCCGAATCGACCGCGACGTTCGCGCCGGTCACCGCGATCCCCCGCAAGGTGCAGGTGACGCAGCGGTTCTCGCACGAGGTCAAGTGGGCGGACGAATCCCGCCAACTCGGCGTCTTGCAGACAATGGCCGACCTGTCCGGTGTCGCACTGGGCCGCGCGCTCGACCTGATCGCCATCCACGGCATCAACCCCCGCACGGGAGCCCTGATCGCTGGTGCCCCCGCGAAAATCATGGACACCACCAATGTCGTGGAGTTGACGGCCTCGTCCAAGCCGGACCAGTCCATTGAAGCCGCGGTGCAACTCGTCCTTGAGGACAGCCTGTCTCCGACCGGCGTCGCCCTGGACAACAGTTTTGCGTTCTCGCTGGCCACTCAGCGCGACGCGCAGCAACGCAAGCTGTACCCGGAGTTGGGATTCGGCGCGACCGCGACCGCATTCTCCGGTCTGGCCGCGGCGGTGTCCGACACCGTGCGCGGCGGCCCGGAAGCGGTGACGCCGGCGACAGGTGCCTACGTGACCACGAACCCGAACGTGAAGGCCATCGCCGGCGACTTCTCCGCGTTCCGGTGGGGTGTGCAGGTGAATGTTCCGCTGGAGCTGATCGAGTTCGGTGACCCGGACGGCCTCGGAGACCTGAAGCGGCAGAACCAGATCGCCATCCGTGCCGAGGTTGTGTACGGCATCGGCATCCTGGCGCTGGATGCGTTCGCCAAGGTCGTTGACGCCACGGCCGGCTGACGGGAGCGCAACCATGTCCGAGAAGAAGGTTGAGACCGTCACCCTGGTCGCACCCAATGGTGCGACCGTGACTGTCGCGGCGGACAAGGTTCCGGTGCGTCTCGCCGGGGGCTACAAGTTCCCGGAGAAGCCCGCCACCGCTCCCAAGTCGAAGCCTGCGCCGAAGGTGTGACCCGTGCTTGAGATCATCGAATCCGGCGACCTGCCCTCCGAAGTCGCTTCCAGCGATCTGGCCGAAGTGTGGGTAACTGGCGCGAATGCCCGCGCGTCGCGGGTGGCACCGTGCCTTGCCGAAACGGATCCCGCCCCGACCGATGAGCAGTTGGCCGAGGCGAAACTGGTTCTGCTGGGTGCGGTTATTCGATGGTCTCAGGCCGGGGCGGGCGCTCTGCAGTCACAACAGGCTGGGCCGTTCGGCTTCACGTTGGACACCCGTCAACGGGGTGGGTTCAACCTGTGGCCCAGCGAGATAACCCAGCTTCAGGACATCTGCAAGAAGAAGGACGAGGACGGCAAGGCGTTCGCCATCGACACCGTTCCGTGCGGCGGCTCTCATTCGCCGATCTGCTCCGTCTATTTCGGCGGAATCTGTTCGTGCGGTCTATCCATCGCCGGGCAGCCGATCTACGAGCAGTGCCCATGACCGGGTTCCCGCTCCCGTTCGAGTGCAGCCACGAGCACTACCAGGCGGGCGCGCAGGACGATCACGGCAACACCGTCCCGACGTGGGCCACCCCCGCTGTTCGCGAGTGCTTCTGGTGGTCGGGAGAGTCAACGGAGGCGTCGGCCGTGCCGTCCGGAAGCGATCAGGCCCGCGTGGACTGCACTGTCGTGCTCGATGTGTCGGTCCCGGTTGATCACCGCGACCGGTTCACCGTTGACGACCGGAAATTCGAGGTGGTCGGTTTGCCGAAAGAATGGGATCACGGGCCGTTCGGGTTCGCTCCTAACAGGCAGGTCGTCGAACTGAGGTTCGTCGGCTGATGGTGCGTTTCAAGGTGAACGATAAGGCGTTCGCTGAACTGCGGACTTCGGAGACGGCCAAGGAACTGGTAAGCAAGCTGGCCGACGAGATCGAGGACCGCGCCAATGCCATCGCGTCCACTACGGACCCCGAGGCTGATCAGCCGTACTACAAAACATGGGACGCGACCGACGAGGAGCGGGCCCGCTACCGTGTCGCCACCACCGGGCTACGGTCGGCGCGGCACGAGGCGATAACGAACGCGCTGCAGAAGTCCATCTGATGACTGCTCTGGTCATGTTCCCCGACACCGACCGACTGGCCCGCAGGTACCTGCTACAAGGGCTGGCCGAACACGGTGTCACCGGTATCGCGGTCGGCACCCGGCTACCGTCGCCGATGCAGAACCGGTTCATCAAGTGCTACACCATCCCCGGCCGCGAAACGCATCGGCGTGTGCAGTCATGCCAGGTGATCTGCCAGGTGTACGACACTGTCGGCAACGACGTCAGATGCTCCGAGTTGGCGCGGCTGTGTGTCGCGGTGCTGCGCTCGGCGCCGGACATGGTCGTCGATGGTGGGCAGCCGATCAGTGAGCCGTGCGAGACGCACGGCCCGATCCCCTATGAAGACCCTGAGTTGCCGGGCATTCCCCGCTATCAGGGCACGGTCGTGTGGACTGTGCAGTCCACCGTGACCGCGTAACACAAAGCCGAGGTTTGGCCGCGACGACCGTCGCCGGCCTCAAATTGTGCGCTCCCGGCGGGGCGCCGTTTGCATCAGGAGTGAATTTCATGGCGCATACCACAGTGTCCAATACGTTTGTCGGTGTCCCGAAGGTCACCGGCGGCATCTGGCGCTATAGCCAGTCAGGTTTTGTCGCTCCGACGACCGCCTACGACCCCCGCCCATCGGGATCGAAGCGTCTGGGTGGCGTATCCGATGACGGCTACAGCTATTCGATTGATCGGCAGACCGGCAAAAAGAAGGACTGGAACGGCGACAAGGTCCGGTCGGTGCAGCAGTCGAAGGACGACACGTTCGAGATCACGTACATAGAGTTCCTGAACCCCGTCGTCATGGCCGAGGTTTACGGGGATGACAACGTGACCGTGGTCCCGGCGTCCGCCGCGCACGGCACGCACATCGCGACGAAGAGCGTTGCCGACGTACTCGGTCATTATGCCTACATCATCGACACGTTCGATGGCAGCGTGAAACGGCGCCGCGTCATCCCTGACGCTCAGGTGGACAAAATGGAACCGATCGCGGAGAAGCCCGGCGACTGGTCGGTCTACAAGCTGACCTACGATCTGTTCCCGGACAGCCAGGGTGTGACGTCCTACACCTACACCGAGTTGGGTGACAAGATCGTGCCGTCGCTGTGGACCGTCAACGTCACCGGCGGCGCGGGCACCGTGGTCTACACTGTCGGCGGCCAATCAACCAGCGCGCTGGCCTACAACGTGGCGACCTCCGCACTGGACACCGCCCTCGAGGGTCTGTCTACAGTCGGGTCGGGCAACGCGACCGTGTCCGGCACACCGCCGGCGTACGACATCACCCTTGCACTCGGCGGGGTGTTGTCGGCGGTCGGTTCCGGTGGCGCAACCGCGACCGTCGCTCCCGCATAACCAAGTGTCACCCCACACCGTCACAACACCTCGGGGCGGTGTGGGGTGGCTTTGGCATGTCCGGGGTGGACCGAGGTGAAACGTAATGACCGAAACCGTGCTCGACGAAACCCAAGTGGACCCGCCGGATGATTCGGAGCCCGCGCGGACCCCGAAACCCGGTGACGCCGACTATGACTGGTCGCCGCACTACGACACCACTGACCTGTACCGGCACACGTTCAAAGACGGCACCGTCGTCGTCATCAGATCCATGCAGGCCATCCAGTCGCGCACCTGGATGTACAAGATGCGCGACGTCAAATCCGATAACCAGTTCATCGTGCTCGCTATCTCCCGCGCGTCGTGCGTGGTCGCCGACGGGGTGCTGATGGGCCTCGACGACACGCACGGTGACCCGATCGACGAACTGTGGACGGCGTGGCTGGCGGCCGGCACGAGCCGCGGAGACGGCGACGAAGGGTTGTCGGCGGGAAACTGATGTGGCTGGTCGATCAGGTGACCGGCGATCTGGCCGACGCGCTGGACCGTGACCTGAGAACGGACCGGCTGGCCTTAGAGGACATGGATTGGCGCGGCCTGTGGGCATATGTGACGGCCGCCCCGCCCGGTACCGCGTTGCATTATGTCCGGTCGCAGGGCTGGGCGCTGGGCGACAAACTCAGCGTCGAGCAGTTGCAGGTGTTGCGGGAGCTGCGCTGGCATTATCGGGCCCGCAATTTCGTGGGTGGCTCCGATGTGCCGTTCCCGCAACCGGTCGATTATCCGGGCCGCCAGCGCACCCCACAGGAAGCTGTTGCCCATAGCTGGGAGACGGCGACAGTCGATGAGATCGTCTCGCCCCAGGTGCGGGCCTTGCTGAGAGGAGCGTGAATCCGAGTTGCCCGAGTTAATGACGGCGTGGGTCACACTTTCGGCGACGACCCGTGGCATGGAGCGCGACATCAAGGATGCCGTCCGCCGTGCCGAGCGGGGCGCGAAGTTTGAGATCAAGCCCAAAGTTGACTCATCCGGGCTGAGTAGTTTCAGAAGTTCGCTTGGGAATCTCGGCGGTTCTGCGGGCAAGGCGTTCATGGGTGCGTTCGGCGGTGTTGCATCAGCGGCTGCGTTCACCGCGCTCGCCGCGACGGCCGCCCGTGCCTATGTCGATCAGTTCCAGGACATCCTGAACACCGGGCTGGACTTCTCCCGCACGATGAACAAT